TCCAAAATCAGCATCTCCCGCGATGATCATGGAGTGCCCAGCACGCACATCCCCCTCCAGAGCGGACGCATAGAATCTCTGCAGCCAAGATAACAGGAAGTGAACCGACATGGGGTCGTCCATCCACTCATTCCACCAGTCATGCAAAGTAGGCCATTTAGCCGGGTCGGGGTCATCTGCAGGGGCCATTACTCGGACATGCGCGTGCGTATTTATGTACCTTTTGGCCCCCACGTTTACCGTTTCATCGAAATTAAACAAGAAGGGGGCCGCGCCATGGATCCGGCGCTCATCCTGCACGTAGATGAGCACTTCGTCTATTTCTGACGCGGGGTCCCCCTTCTTGCGAGGTTTATTGGAGAAACCAGCCAATCGTAACCTCGTAACGAAGTCCTCTTTTAATACAGGACTCCAAACCTTTCTGCCATCCTTGACCCAATACTTCTGGCCGTCGAACCATGTATCCTCCACCGCGCTGGCCAATTTTTTCTCGCGGTAGCTTTCCACAAACTGTTCCCCCAGAATTTCTCCCCAAGATATAAAGCTTTTACCTGCCCGGGTTGAGTAACTCCACACACCCCCTTGTTGGATAACACACCCGTCCCTATCTACACCATCATCAATCCAGAACAAAGGCCCCCGACACCCAATATCAAAGTCTCCCCGCCACCTCCCGGGAAATAGATCTGCCACCTTGTCAGCCACGACATCCATAGGTATGGTGACTCTTCCTTTAGGCCCAGATGTCTTCTTCGCACAATCAAAAAACAACGTTTCCAGCTTGGGAGCAGCCAGTGGGTCAGCCACCTTTGTCCAAACAGAACCTAGCTCCCAATACATGGCAGGGTTCATGGACGCGTTGTCAAAACCGCGAAGCAGACCTTTCGCCTTTGTTCCCGCCATCAGAGAGTCATAAAGTTTCCCCAACAGAACTTCGTCGTCAGCGGGGAGTGCCTTCTCAAATTCCCAGACCGCCCGGACTTTTCCTGAGTAAGTTTTTGAAACCCAAGTTGGGGCCCACCCTCCGGGAGACTTCTTCTGAATCTTCTCCACCAGCTTCCCCATATCAGACGTATCTATGTCCCCGTCGTAGTCAGCGACCAGCCCGTGCATACGAAACGGAGGGTTGGAAGAACCCACCCGGTCGTGGGGGTTAACCCCCTCAACTGTGGAGTAGAAAGTGTGTCTTGTAGACGCGTCCACGCACCATTCCCTAAAACCCTCCTTGGAGGAAAATGAGGGTATTGAACCTGTAAGGGCTGAAGGGTGTTGAATAGATAATCTTGCTGTTCTTGAGCTTAGGTTTTCGAGTAGGTAGTATTTCATTATTTTTATTTTGTATATCGCTCCATTTGTTCGACATCTGTCCCGAGTGGCAGGGAGGAGCACCATTCGGGTGATTCAGACATAATCCTGTTTATGTCTTCAGCGGCTTCTTCCGCATTGTCTATGTCAGCCTCAATTACGACTTCGTCGTGGACCCTCAGGATAACCTTATGCCCAGCTTTTCGGAGGGCTAATACTCTATCCATGAACACGTCTCTAGCAAAGGCTTGGGTGGCATTTTCAATCAAGGTTCCCTTCCAGAACCTCAACTTCTGCATCCTGCCACCCCGGGGGATTTCTGCAGATAGACCTTTTTCCAACTCCACGTTCCTGTAATTCAACTGCCTGCCTGAGGGAAGCTCAATTTGATAGTCCCCTCCTGCCGAGGCCCTCATATCCCGCTCCAAGTCACCCCATAATCTTACCAGCTTGGGCATTCTTGCCCGAAACATCCGAACCATGGTCTGGGCTTCGTCGTAATCAACACCCGTTATAGCCGAGAACTTCTTGCCCGACATGGCAAACTGACAACCAAGGCTCATTTGCTTCATTGTGTGCCTAAGTGTTGGGTTTTGGGTCTTGAGTGCGCCCCTACCTGTGTAAAGATTGAAAGACCGGGCTTGTGCCTCGTACCAATCCATTCCCTGACGTGCCAGATCCAGCATATCAGACTCGCCTGCCAGCCAAGCGGCACATCGGGCTTCAATCTGGGCAAGGTCGGACACCAAAAGCGTCTTTCCTTGCCCAGCCCTTATACAGGAGCGCAAATCTGCCCCATACATACCACCGCGAGGCATATTTTGCACATTGAAGCCCGAATCACCACTGTCCCGGCCCGTATGGGCACCGAAATACTTTAAACCGTACGCGAGACGGTCATTCTCCACCCTACCCACCATTGTGGAGAACTTCTTCAGCAGAGAGTTGGCCCCCCTCAGTGTGTGGGTGGCTTCCAGAACCGCTCCCTCCTCTGGGTTCTTTTTAATCCACTCCAGAACCTCCGGATCATCCTTAGCCATGGATTTAGGGGGCTCTTTCCCTTGGGAACGGCAATACGCGGACCATTCCTTGGGAGAAAGAGCCCCCGCCTGTTCAGCAGTCCAAGGCAAAATCTCTATTGCGTCAAAAATCTTCCGGGACAGCGAGTTGATGGCCACCTCCATAGCTTCTTTATCAACCGGTACGCCTTCCCAACACATTCTTGTCGTTTCCTGAGAGAGTTCTCTCTCCCAAGCGGGCCATTTCTCGCTTTCCGCCTCCCAGAGGCAGGCACAGCCTTTTGCGTCGAAAAGAGCATACTGGGCGAGTTCCATCTTCTCATCCTTGCCCAGATCATGGAATTGGCGTCCTTTCATGTTGTCCCGAACCTCTTTGGACATCACGACCCCCAGCGAATGCTTGAGGGATTCTTTAAGTGAGCGGGGGTATCCACAGTAGGCCGACATATCCGCCGTACAGTGCCACTCCCCAAAATTCGTTTGCGGGATAACTCCCGTCTTGATCAAGTGTTCATGGACGGGCTGATCAAATCCCCGGTTATGGGAGAGAGCTATATGCCCTTCCAGTTTGTCCCAAGGGGCGTCTTTGGGGTGCCCCACCCACGCGAAGTTATCCGCGCTGTATATGGAAACCATGTAGGCGTCGAAATCTTTGTGCCTCAGGTAGTTTCCAAGCCCATTCGTGATTGAGCAGTCTTTATCGTAGTAGGTTTCGTAGTCGATACCAGTGAACATCGTGCAGTATGTCACCTTACCATGGATAGAAAGTAAGGAAGTTATTTATTATTCATAATGGGGGTAGGAGGCCAGATGTTAATAAGGGCTATATGGGGCCCGTCCGCAGTTCTCTTACGACTCTATTTCTGGCTTCCAGACCCAGCGTGCGGGGGGAGCGGGGAACAAAGCAAACCCACTCCCCCCACGCGTGTGGGGGTCCTATTTTACACTCTCGACGAACTTAAGCTCATCGGCGTCGAGTCTTCCAGCTCTCTTCATGGCGGGTGTAAACCAAGAAACGTCACCCTCCGTTCTGAGTTTTGAAGTGAGCGTCCATGCCGTTGTCCACACACCATCACCCTTGGCGAATGCCGCGTATGTAGCAATCTCCTTGGCTGTTGGTTTGTAGGCTGATTTGGACGCAGTGTAAATGGCCAAAGCGTAGTTCTTGTCCCCATGTTGATAAGGGAACAATTCCAACGCATCCTCCTCAAGGCCTTCCGGAGCTTCGATCATCATCGTGATGTGCGCGATAGGACGGCACATATTGGGGGATCCCCAATCAAGTGAATAACCTGCGGCGTAAACCTCCTCTTCGGTGTTAAACGTCTTAGGCAATTCATCGGCACCCCATGCTACATCCTCTTGGAACTGCTTGACCATCGCGGTCACTATTACGCGAAGGGGCTTATCCTTTAAAACGAGTGATGCTTCCTTGTTCAGCACGATTGCTCCGGGGGTAAACCCCTCATCAACCAAAGCTGAAGTTTTAGCCACGATGTTGATACGAGGCAGATTAATGTCTGACTGGTCGAAGTCACCAGCCAAACCTGCATCGTTGAGTTGCTGGTCAGTGATCGCAAGCTCTCCCCTTTCCGGGGGTTGCGCAATGATTGCTCCAGCGTCGGCATCCAGTACCTCAACCTCCTCGGTTGCAGCCTTAGGCTTGGCGACTTTTTTAGTTGGGCTCTTTTTACCCTCTTCCATTTCTGCGAATGATGTTTTAGCCATCTTTATTTATTTTATTTATTTTGTTATATTTTGTTTGTTTGTCCGCCCCACGGGCGAAATTATTTAACCTCCGAGAGGTATTGAGAGTCTTTACCCTGCTCAATTACTCCCAGACTGTAGAGTTCCGCCATGACTTCAGAAACGCGTTCCTTCTTCTGTCCGCGGGGGGTCATATCAGACACCAGTTTCTCCAATTTGCCAACCGGAAACTTCTCTATCCCCTCTAAAAAATCCTCCACCGCGACCTCATCTTTTATAACGCCGTATGCGGCCAACGCAGAGGTTATAGAGCGCCTCCCCTTACGTTCCCTGACTTCGTATCCCGGAACCTCTATACCCTCCTCTATGGCCATCTTACGGGCAGCATACTCCACCCCAGCAGCCCATTTCTTCACTATGGGAACCACCTTGAGCATTTCGGCCATTTTATCCGGGTCAACACAGTCACTGCCGTGAATCTCATCGGGCAGGGTCAGGAAGGACTCTTCATTCGGAAGGTACTTCTTGGCTGCATCCACTGCGAGGTTGGCTAACGAAGGACACCTTCCAGCGTTACTACAGTAGTTGCATACCTTTGTCTGAGGGATTAACTGAGAAACATCAGCTTCCTCGAAACAAGCGTGGACTTTCTTGGCGCGTTTAATTATCCCAGACAAGTCCTCCACCATCTCGTCCACATCCTCCCGTGTAAACGTGTGGAATAATATCTCGTCGCGGCGACAGGCTATAAAGTAGAAGTGGATTGTCTCCAGCTCCGGGAAGCGTTGAAAAGCTCCGGTAGCGTATGCTTTAGCCTGCCAATTTTCCTGAGGCTCATCAATGGCCAACTGCCCCGTTTTGTAGTCTATCTGGACACCCATGTCTCCCACCACTGTAAGGCGGTCACAGGTGCCAAAAGTGCTTTCCCCAAGGAGGTTCATCGTAAGCCGTATTTCCTTATAGTCCGCAGCAGAAGCCACATCGACGCCGTGGTGCCTAAATATGGCATCTTCGGCGTTCCGACATCCCTGAGCCAGCGACGACTCATAGTCGTTCAACTTGGACCAGTCACCTGTCTCCAGAGCTTCGTGGATTCGGGTTCCCATCTCAGCCGCCGGGTTGGTGCCCGACTCTCCCTTGTATCCGGGACAGGCTGCGTGGTATTTAAGTGCTGAGGGGGAGTACTCGGCGTGCTCCTCCTCTTCATCAACTGTAGCTGCGATATTAGTGGTAGTGGTAGTCATATCTTCCGTATTATATACGTCGGCTTTTGCATGAAGCAACTTTAAATTCTCTATTTTCGTCATCATCGACCTAACTATCTTAGCCTCAATGGATTCCTCTGCTACTAAGATACGTTGCACCGTTTCAGACAACCCTCCAATCCGATCAACCCGCCCCAAAGTTTGATGAAAGTCCTTCGCGTTATACGTAGGACTGATTAGAGCAATTCGCGGAGCTTTACCTGTAGTGTCGTGCAGACTAACCCCAACGCCCCCCGCCGCTATGTTACACAGGATTATTCCCACAGTTCCATCTTGGAAGGCTTTTACAGCGGAGTCACGCTCCGACTTTGACTGACCCCCTTGCACGAATGTGTGGTTTTCCTCCAGCCTGCGCGATAGCGCGTCAATAGAGTCCGTAAAGTTGAGGAACACAGCCACAGCATTTCCCGCTTCCCGAGATTCTACCACCATGTCCGCGATGTCCCGGATTTTAAGAAGTTCGATTTCCTGCCTCAGCCGAAGTATTTTAGTGAGAACTATAGGTTCATCTCCGTCCCCCTCCCTCCTAGCGTCCAATTTCGCCATTTCTGGCTCTAATTCGGTGAAAAGGGAGTTTAATTTCGACTTTTTACCAAAGCGAATGGGGTCAGTGATTATCCTAGTTCTCTGGAAATAGTCTCCCAGATCTTCCCTAGTCAGCTTATGTCCCCTGGAGGGGTAGATAAGCTTATTTAGATCCTTTAACATTCCCCGGTTCCTCTCTGGGAACAGGAGGGAGTTCCACCGATCAAACTCACATCCCCAGTTTTGGGCCCACTGCCAGTAGTTGCTGAGATTATGCAGCCCCAGAGTATAGCCCAGAGCACGCATCTCCCGGGGATCCTCCGCGGCGGTAGCAGAGAGCAGGAGCACCTTATACCCCTGTTTCCTAGCAGCTATAAGCATATTGGCGTTTAAGGTTCGGACTCCCTTCGCCTTATGACACTCATCAAATATAAGTAGCGTGTCTTCTGTCGGCAGTTTCCACTGGAAGCTTTTCTTACCTTTTCGACTCACCCATTTAGTATTTCCGGTGCGTAGTTTTTCCCAGTTATAAACATTCACTTGGGTGGGGGCGATCCCCTGACCCACTAAAGCAGACTCCCAAGCCGCAATTACCGTCTTGGGACAGATTACAAAGGGGGAAAGCCCCATTGTTTTAGAGACTTCAATAGCCTTTAGAGTCTTACCAGTTCCTGTATCTGAAGAGTCTAGGGCAGAGTTATGGTTCAAAAGCGCCTCAACTAGGGCGTCCTTGGCTTTTTCTTGAGCTGGATAGAGTGTTAATGCCATAAAGCGCTATTAGAACCGCATCACACGTTTTCAGTGTCCAGCGGAGTTGGGGGAATAGCCTCCCCGCAGTATCCTTTAGGGCGGCTTTCCTCTTTGTTTTCTCTTTTACCTGAGGAATTCCCAGCCCTTTTTGCCATACTTGGGGTCGAACTTCGTGCAGAGGCACTTTTAAAGTCCGTACGACCCCCCTTTCGAATCCGTAATTCTGAGCGAATTTCCATGTCGAAGCCACTCCCTGCCCCGGGAATGCGTTTACTTTTTCAATAAAGGCTGCGTCTATTCCTTCCGAAGCCAGATCCCTGACGTTATCTATGAAGTCTTGCTCCGAGACGTACAGACCCACAAAGGTGGGTTCCGTATCCTCTAGTAGTACCAGACCTCCGCCTACCCCCGGATCAATCCCCAGTATCTTCATGGGCCTTTACGAGGCAGTCCCAGATATACTGCCCTAGGGTCAAGTTCTGTTCTTCAGCTTTGGCGGACATATCCTCCCACCCCTTAAGGCTGAATTTGACTGTCACTGGGACGACATCATCTACTTCTTTCTCTACTAGATTGGTGACTAGTTGACTTAACGAACTCCCCGTCTTTGAGGCAAACTTTTTACCACGTTCTACCGTATCCCGGGGCATATAAAGCGTGACTTTCGTTGGGTTTTCAATGTTTCCTTCTCTTGCCATGGGGGTATTTAATCCGTCTAATTTGAATAAGCAACAAAAAAGTGTATGTTTGCACGTGCCAATATCCCGATACGGTTTTAAGTTCCCAGATGCAACCAACGAAGTAACCATGGAATTACACGCCTTCCTGCACGACAGGGGGCCAGAACAAGGGGGTTTGGGTAAGTTTGAACACTTCAAGAACGCCGTGGACTTGCTGTGGAATGATCCTCAGAAACCCGCCTCCCGTAATTTTATATGGTCGCCGTGGGCTGAAGACATGATCTACGAGGCCTGCGAGAACCAATATCTGTCCATTGCGGGGTGTGCTTCTTCCGGGAAGTCTGACACCATGGCGCTGTGGGGGATTATTAATTACTTAGCCGACCCCTATAATACCCTTATTATAGCCACGTCAACCACGTTACGGGAGGCCCGTCGTCGTATCTGGAAGTCAATTACCGAGTTGTGGACATCTGTTCCGGGGTTACCCGGCAAACTAGTCCCCTCGCTTGGGCAGATTAAAGGTCTATCCAAGAACGGGGGGTTCTGGGAATCCACGGGGATTGTCCTAGTTCCCGCCGAGAAACGTAAGGAAAAAGAGGCCATCGGTAAGCTGGTTGGCATAAAGATGCAGCGTTTACTCCTTTTGGCCGATGAGCTCCCCGAGCTCCCAGAGAGTTTGGTCCACGCTGCCTACACCAATCTCAGTACCAACCCCCACTTTCAAATGGTGGGTTTGGGAAACCCCAATTCCCATTTTGATTCTTTCGGGGTTTTCTCTATGCCCAAGGCGGGGTGGGGGACTGTTACGGAGAACGATAGTGAGTGGGAGACTTCTAGAGGCAAATGCATAAGGTTCAGTGCCGAAGATAGCCCCAATGTCATAACAGGAGAACGGGTTTATCCGTGGATGCCAACACGAGAGACAGTGGAGGCAGCTAAAAGAGAGTATGGATCCAATTCC